GTCGCGGCGAGGAACTCCGCCATAGAAGACGAAGTCGGTGAACGGGCACGACGCGATCGAACGCGCGTTGCCGCGCAGGCCGACCGCCTGAAAGAACACGCGATAGGCTTGACCCGGCTCCCAAGGATAGTTGGAGATCGTGTATGAGCGAACACGGCCGCGCACCTCTGCGACCATCTGGGCTCCGTTGTCGACGCTCGACGTCGAGCTGTCTTTCTGGGCGACATAGATCCGAACGCCACCAACGCTGCTGCCAGCTCCGCGTCCACGCAAGGACCAAGACGCAATGACGGCGAAGGTCACCTCGCCGTTTGACGACAGGGTGTTCGCCTCGCGTACGGCAGGCGGCGCGCCGTAGAATGCCGTCGCTGGCACCGCGTAGCCACCAGCGGTCGGCGACTCGCCAGAAGAAAACGTCAGTAGCTCGACGGTGCCCTCGGACGTGTCGGCGACCTCGTCATAGATCGAGTTGCTGTACTCAACCGCCGTGACCTCGCGCGTGAGATCGGTCGGGTTCATGTTGATCGACACGATGGTGAAGTCAACAACGCTCGTGCCCGTGTTTCCGATCGAGTAGAGATCGCCGCGCCCAGCCTGGAAGGTGCGGAAGGTCGCGGCCGTCTTGATGAACGTGCCAGCCGTCACTAGAGTCGAGCCCGAGCTTGGAACTTCTGTCGGATTGATCGCAACCGACTCGACGACGGGGCCGCCGCCAGATGCTTGCACAAGCGAAGAGCGCACCTCGACCTCATAGCTGCCGCCAGCCTCAAAAGTAAAGTCGCGGTCGAGCGCAATCTCGGTGCCGGGAGCGTAGTCCTGAATGGCGTAGGACGGATGAACGTCGAGACCCCAGAGGTACATCCCTCGGTGAGGATAGGGGTTCACGCTCGTGCCGTTGTCCGAATCGCCGTGAGTCCGGAGACCCCAGACCTCGACCGACTTTGCTACGCCGCCGGACCCGACATAGTGAGGGAAGATCCTCACGTCATAAGTCGAATCGCCCGATGCGTTCGTGAACGTCAGGTCAAGCTGATACCAGTCCGCGTCCGTCGTCGTGCTGTTTTGATAGACCGCGGCAAACGTGGCCGCCGCTCCGGCGCTACCTGTAACGCTTGTGCCGTGGGTCGCCCAGGTGATATCGACGGTTGCGCTTTCCCCGGATGGGTTGATGAGCTGAACGCGAGTCACGGTGCCCGTCCCTTCTTTGAGGCACAGGGTCGCCGTAAAGTCTTCGCCCGCGACTGTGCCGCTTCCGCCGAACGTTGTACCCGCACCCTGAATCGTCACAGTCTGCTTGACGAACTGCGTTGTTCCGTTAGCGGCGTTGGATATGAGCGACTGAACCGCTCCGTGATCCGCGTCCACGTAGAAGGGGGGCAGCGTCGCGTCGGAGAGGGCAGTTGACGTCGTGCCCGTGTGAACCCACGACGCCGAAGAGAAGTCTAGCGGGTCGGCGTCCTTCGCGAAGTTCACCCCTTTGCCGCCGAGCGCCGCTGCCTCAAAGGTTCCGGCTGAGGCTTCGTCGAAGTAGGCAGGAGAAAAGATCACAGAGTACGGATCGCCAACCTCGACAGCCGACCCGCCCGAAAGGTCACTGAACTGCATGTGCACCGCGACGCGGTACCACCCCGCGCTTGCGCCCGTCGTGCCCGGTGCCTGAACTGTAACGGTCGCATTGCCCGTTGGAGCCCCGACGCTCGCGAGAACGCCAGCCGTCCACTTGAAGTAGCCGACGAACAGCTCTTCGACCGAGCCTCCATCGGCTCCGTTCTTGACATAGATCCCGCAGCGCAGCACGTCGCTCGCGCCGACGTCCGGCTCTTTGACGAAGCACGCAGCGGTCAGCTCCCAGTCTTCGCCTTCGATGAACCCGAGCACGCTGACCGCCTCACCGCCTGGGAGCAGGCTGGACGCATAAAAGTCGAGGCTGGGTGTCGAACCAACGTTGAGCGTTGCACCGCTTGTAGCGTCATCCTGGCCGCTTCCTCGCGACGTGTTGCGGATCAGCTCGGCGGAGCCGTGCCCGAGCGGCCCGACATCCTGATAGTCACCGCTGGCAGCGGCCACCGTGGGAACGCCTGCGACTTCGAGGTTGGCGTTGTCGACATCGAGCAACCCACCAAACTGGATTAGGTTTTGAGCGAACGCCTCGGGGTAGATGTTGAAGTTGCCGATGATCTCCGGCCCGGCCAAGAGGCGGCCGCTCACGCCATACTTCGGCGTGTCGTGCGCCACGCGAATCCGATCACCGGGGAGCAGAGGGATGCCGTCAAGTCCGAGCTTGAACTGGCACGCGCGCAGCAGCGTGTTGCCCTGGTTGAGGCGGAAGTTGGCGTCGCGAATCGCTTGCGAGCGGCGCACGACGCCAACGAACTTCGCGCGCTCTTTGCGGAAGGTCTCGAAGCTCGCAGCATCCTGAACTGAAGAGTGATCAACTTGAATCGTCACCTCTTCATAGTTCGCAAGCTCGTCGAGGAAGTTCACTTCGAAGCTGTTCGAGACGTTCGCGCGCCCGGTCCACTGCAACTTGAACGAGTCCTCGATGCAGTTCGCCATCGTCAGCAGCGCAACCGGAGGGCGCTTGCGATCGACGAAGACCGAGAGACGGTTGCCAACCAGAATCGGCATTGCTCGACCCGCCTGGAACACAGAGATGACTTGGTCCCACGCTGCCGCGTTCGCTTGGTCAAAGATTCCATCGAACAGACAGCGAGGCTCGAAGCCGACGACGGTGCCTGTGACGTCTCCGGTTGCGTTCGGCAGAGGCAGCTTGTGAGACCAATCGCAAATGATCGTTGCCCAGAACGTGTAGCCGTCAGGCGCCGCAGAGTCTTCGTTGTAGGTGATCGAAACGATGGGTAGCTTCGCGTCGACATCGACGCTCACCCATGCGCCCGCCGCAGCAGGCGCGCCCTGAGAAGACGCGGTCTTGATGCCGAGCGTCTTGCCGACTGCCCACGAGCTTGGGATCACGCTTGATGTCGGATCGCCATCGGCATCAATCAACGGGATGTTGAACTGGACTTGACCGTAAGGCGCGAGAGGCGAAGCCGAGTAGACTTCACCGCCATAGTACTCCTGGGTGCCGAAGCCGTCTTCGACACCCTCCTCGCAGTGGTCGGCCCACTCAAGCCACGAGGGGAGGTCATAGCTCGAAGGCAATGGGAACTGACCGCCAAGCCCGTAGCGCGGATTGGAGAGCATGTCCATCGCGATCCACGCAGGGTTGCGCGTCCACTCAGTGGTGAACGTCGGGAACTTTTCATTCAGTCCATCCCAGATTTTGCACAGCTTCCCGTACACCAGCGCGGTCACGAGTGGGCGCTGATTGTTCACCTGCTCGTCGGCGACGAGCGCGACATCAATCGTCGCGGTCTGCGGGTACTCAAACACTTCGTCGAGCAAGAGCGTGATCTGCTCGACCGTCGCCTCGTTTTGCTCGATGGTCGAATCGTTGCCCTCGACGTTCGACCGAAACACCTCGATGCTGTAGTACCCTTCGAGCGGCACGCCTGTCTCGACCGAATAGACAGGAGCGTCAGACTGGGGCTGAGTCCTAATCGCGGTCACGTCCGACGCTTCGAAACACTTGCCATCGGTCGTGCTCTCTTCGAGCCCCTGAGCGATGTTCGCCAGCTTCGGGGACGATAGAAAGTCAGTGACGTTTAGCCCGGCGATCAGCCCCTCTTCGTCGGCCGGAACGATGCCAGACTTCAAGCCATAGATCGGCGACGTGTCGCCGAACGCTCCGACAAAATACTCAGGGCTCTTTGCGCCGTCAAAGAATGCGAGAGTGCAAATGTCGAGAGTGCTTTTGTTCTGGACATTCGCGTTGAGAGATGGGCCGCGACCGAAGAAAAGTTCCGCCGTGTTCGTGAAGTGCCCGCGTCGGCCCGATAGATAGCTCGTCGGGTTCACCGTCACTTCGACGCCGTCAAAATACATGCGCACAACGGCGTCGCCGCCACCATCGGGCGTCGCCTCATAGGTCATGCCGACGTGGTGCCAAGTCTGGTTTAGCGAAGTTGACAGACCAACCAGCACCGACTGGTAGGTGTTGGTGCCGGACACCTGACTCGAACCACAGTCAAACGCGAGGTATGCGAACGGGCCAGCCGCCACCAATCGGAAAGACCACCCAAACGTGGCGCCGCTAAAGACGAGACTGTAAGGGAATTCTGTCGACACTCCGGGGGTGGGTCCGCCTGCGAAGTGGCAGAAGATCGTTTGGCTCGGCGAAATCGCGGTCAGCCCGACGGGGCGCATCCAGGTTGCGACCGACCAACGAACCGCGGTTTGGTCTTGATAGCTCGACGGCAACACCAGAGGGCTAAGGGGCTGCTCGATCGAGAGATAATCGCTTGCGCCTGCGTTTGCTTTGTAGTACCCGAGCTGTAACGGCGCGACATAGCCCGACGCGGCGAAGAGAGTGAACTCAATGTCGAAGACGGCCGCGACCGTCAGGTTGCCCGTAACGGACACCTCGGGAAGCACGATCGTGTCGTCAATGCGCGTGCCGCCCGAGTCCGTGCTCCAATACTGAATGCGAAACTTTGCCGTTGAGGGGATCGAGCTGCCGCCACTCGTCTTGAAGATGCCCTGAGAGAACAGGAACTGAATGCGCGCACGGTCGTATTGTCTTGTGGCCTGATAGCTAACCGAGTCGCCAGAGGCGAGCGCCGCGATGTCCGAGGCTGAGTCATAGACCCCCGGCGGAAAGGTCACGTTGTCGATGCCCGCCAGATACCTAAGGCTTTGCTCAATCGTGACAATGTCCGTAGTGCCGTCATACCCGGACACCTTTTCTTGAGAGTCTTCGCCCGTTCGCCAGTTCACGCCAACCGAGTTGAAGTTAGACGCGACCTGACCGTTGATCTGGACGCCAGCCTTCTCGGCAACCGAGCCACCGACCGATATCACCATCGCGTTCCGCTCGGCTTGTGTGCCCACCGGGCCAAGGTACTTGCCGATGCCATAGATCGGGCCTTCGGACAGCGCATACAGGGTTCGAAGATACTCGGTCTGAGTCAGAACGCCCGCGCCACCCACCGCTCCGATCTGTTGGTTGATGCACACGCCCGCGACGCGGTGGCGACCGTACACGAGGGGGAGGACTGCGCCCTGCTCATAGGTGTTTCGGAAGCCGGAGAATCCGTTGTTCGCTGATCCTTGCGGGTCAACGTCCGGAGGCACAAGGTCTCCGATCAGATACTGTGAGACTAGCGTCGTCGTCGCGAGGACTGCGACGGCGATCAAGAGCTGATATGCCCAATGAAGAGCAAGGTACGCTTCGACCTCGGGGACAACGACAGCCTGAACAAAGTCGCCGTCGCGCAACTCAGTCGAGTCGCCATCGGTGACCATCGCGCCGTTCAGCCAATACACACAGCCGGACTTGCCGTCGCTCTCGGGGGCCAGCTCGGACAAGCGCATTCCCTTGCGCCACTCTAGCTCGGTGACGATGCGGCGATTCGGACGGAAGTAGTCAGGGGTGAGTATTCGTGTAACGGTCATCGGGCTCTCCGAACTCGGTGAACGCTCATCACGTTCTTGATTGCGCGCTCGGCGACGGGGCGAATGCCGCGCCCCTGTAGCGCGGTCAGGAATACACGCGGGTGAAGTCCGACTAGCGTGAAGATGTGAGCCCCGAGACCGTCGCCCTTCGGGTCCGTGACCACGAAGTCGCCGAGCTGTTGAGCTGCAAACGTCGAAGAACCGAGGTCGTCGAAGTTCTCGACCGAGCTGCGCATGAACTCTTCAAAGGCGACGGCGGGCGTGTCTGCGCGAGGGAAGATAAGATCGCCGCGCTCGATGTGATTCAAGCGCACGTTGATCTCTTCGGCGACTCCGGCGCAGTCGAGCCCGCTCGCGGCGCGACCGCCACGACGGTAGGGCGTTTGCAGAATGTCTTCCCAGTCCATCAAAGACCTCCACCGCTGATAGCACGAGGAATGCCTTGGCAGCCGCCAAAACGTGCAGGGTGGCGAACTTCATACCCGGTCGACTCTTCGTTTGCGCCGTGCGCCGTGCATCCGTTTGGTCCGTCATATGACTTGGAGCAAGAAGCCAGTCCACCGCTGCCGACAGGCACGACGTAACCGCAGCCGACGCTTCGATAACGAAAGCGGCAGTGGCCGCGCATAAGGCGCTGGCCTGGAAAGTTGGAGCTATAAGGCGAGTAGACCGCGAGCTGCGCCGTGATCGACTCGGCACTCATCGACGTCTCGCGAATCGTGAAGTCCTGCTCGATCAGCGCGCGCCCAGAACTAAACTCGATCGAAGACACAAGCATGGCGCGCACGGGCTGCCCGATCAGTCCGCTGTGATCTTCGAGGATGGTGGCGATCTCTCGGCTGATGTTCGACACGTTCAGCGACGTAACCGACAGGTCGCCTTCGGTGTTCTCTTCGATGGGCGAGTGCGTGATCGGGAACGGATAGTAGGTGTTGCCTCGAAAGCTGATCGAGTTCGGCTGACGCCCCGCGAATCGAAGGCGCGTCGGAGGGTCCGTGGGCACCTCGATCTCGTACAGCCACACGAAGGCGTTGACGTTGTCGAGACGGTGAACGAACTCAAAGACGTTGGAGCTGAGTGGGATTGGCATTAGACAAACACCTCGCGGAGTTCGAACTCGCAAGCGTACACGCCAGGGGCGACCTGCACCAACTCAAAAGAATCCTCGACAAAGGCGACGGTCAGTTGAGAGCCGCCGTCTTGCGTCCAGGTGAACGGGGTCGTGATCCCTGTGTGTGCATCCCAGAATGTCCAGATGGCATCGGCCTCAGTCTCGTTGAGGCTTCGGCACCCAGCGCGGTAGGATCGACGTCCCACAAAGTCGACATCGTCGGAGTGCCAATGAGGGAACCCAGCCGTGTGGCCCGAGTCGAAGCGATGGATCGAGCGAAGGTCCGCGGTCTCTTCGATGATGGAGAACTCTTCGGTCATCACGTCGTGAAGGTCTTGGCCGGAAGCAGAGCCTTCGGAGGCCAGCGCGATCGAGGCCATGTTGTCGGCAGCGATTGAGCCGCTACCCGTGAGTGTGAGCTGAGCCCAGGTGTGGAAGCGCCACGGCTCCCACAGCGCGGTTCCTCCAGTATCGGTCTCGGGCGTGCCGCTGTAGAAGTAGAAAGCCTCGGTCGAGCCGCTGTTCTTTGGAGGGTCGAAGTCGATGGCCTCATCGGTCGTCAATATCGTGATCGACTTGCCCGCAGAGATGTTTGCTTCGACCCACGTCACGGCGACGCCGTCAAGCGAAAGCTGGTACACGAGTTGGGCGTCCGTACCCGAAGCCTGGGCGATGAGGTGACAGTCAAACTCAAGGGTGTGGTCAGACCCATCGAAGAAGTCAATGGAGCCAGTAAGTGACTGAGAAAGGATTGTCGAGATCGTCGGTTGTGCTCCGACTTCGAATGCGGTCCAGAGACCGATGCGTGCCGTCGTCGTGATATGCTCTCCCGCCGCGTTGGTGGTCACGATCAACTCGCCAACGATCGCCGTGTTGAGGAACCCCAGCGAAGCGTCGCCGAACAAAGCGATGCCGACCACCTGGGAGGCTCCGGTGTAGTTCGGGTTTGCTGTGTTATGACTACCGGGGCGGAAGGTGATCTCGCGGTGCTGCGAGTTCGCGAAGTCGGCCGGACGAAAGCTGAACATCTCGGTGCGGTTGTAGACCGTCGCCACCGCAGATGGAGCCGAAGGCTCCGGGTCCAAGATCCAGTACGGCGTCGGGTCGTACAGCGTCGCGTTGGCTTCGTTCGGATCGACGCGCCGCTCGACGACGCCACCAAAGTGATTCGTGTTCGCGTTGTTTCCCCAAGGCCAATCACACTCAAGGCTCGGAGACTGAAACCCGAATCGGTTCTGGATCGTCAGGACTGGCGACGAGTTCGGGCTCTCGTTGAAGCTCACGCCGACGCGCGCGAACTCATCGCGAACGAGTAAGGCCGAACCGGAAAGGTCTCGGTGCGTGAAGCTCGCGAGCCCCTCTTCGACCATCAGGTCATTTGGCCCGCTCGACCCGAACTGCTCGATGCGATCCATGTAGCCGCCAAAAGCCGTCGTGCCCTGCCCCGTCAGTTGATAGGTCGCGCTGGCATCTGTAACGGTCCCGGCAGATGTCACGGTCACGTCGGTTGCGTCGGCCGTGACTGAGCCTGGGAGACCCGACGCGAAGAGTTGTTGCTCGGCGCGGCCGCCCCACGGGCCGATGAACGCCTTGATCTCGGGGTCGCCGGACACGTTCTGAATCTCGATGCGAACCTTCACAGCCGCCTTGAGGTCGAGCGAGGCGCAGCCGCCAGGGATTGTCGTGCTGCACAGCGCGCGGCGATGGACCGTGCTCGAAGCGGTGCCCGTCGTGCAGAGCAGCACGGCTTTCAGGTCGGCGTCGGGCGCCAGCGGATCGACCCCGGCCGGAGACAGCCAAAGCCAGTACCCGTCCACATCGGTATAGATCACCGTGTCGTAGTCCGGGGGGCTCACGG